CCAGATAAAGGCGAAGAATTGCATTTTTTGCCACGGGGTAAGGGATAAGAAGGTGGTGGTGAAGTTCTTTTTCAGCCAGCGCGGCACGATGGGCAGGTTGAAGCGCAGGCCCAGCCAGAGGTAACCGTGGCCGAAGGCGAAGACCAGGGCGGCCAGCACCACCTTGTGGAGCTGGGTGGCCGTGAGCGGGGCCGCGTCGGGGAAGTACCAGTCGAAGGCCAGCTGGATGGGGTACCAGAGCAGGGCGATGACCAGGGCCAGGTGCAGCTCGTTGTGGCGTAAAAACCACCCGTAGAGCAGCTGGTGCCAGGCCAGATTTTGGGGGTTGCGGTTGTGCAGAAAGGCACGCATAGAAAAAAAGTGAAAGGGTGATTAATCAGTAGGGGTAGCGGCCCGGAAGTCAGGCGGCTGCGGCAGCTTGCCCAGCACGTGCTGGCCATAGAGCCACTTGTCCATCGCCGTGAAGGCCCGCTCCAGGGCGGCGTAGGCGCGTTTGAGGCTGCCCAGCTCCGCGCTCTGGCGCTCGACCTGGCCGGCGTAGTTCTTGAGGTCGGCCTTGACGGTGGCCAGCTCCGTGCGCAGGGCCGTGGTTTCGGCTTTGCCCGCCTGGATGGCATCCTCGACGCTCTTGAGCGTGCGCACGATGAACCAGCCGACCAGCGTAAACAGGCCCGAGCACACCACGATGACCACGCCCAGCAGCAAGTCCTGGCCGGCAGCCGGGGGGGTTGGCAGATGAGGCATGGCTAGAAAAAGTAGGTGGGTGAGTCGGGCGCCGAGCGCACCGTGGGCCGGCCGGCCTGCGGGTCGGTGTAGGCGCTGGAAGTGAAGTAGGTGGCGAAGCGGATGCCCGAGGCGTACATGTTGAGGTGCCGGCGCAGCTGCGTCAGGAAGACCTGGCCATCCTCGCGGGCCTGGCGCACTTTCAGGCTCAGCAGCTGGTCGAGGCTGGCGTCGGCCTCCTTGGCGTTGGCATCGTCGGGCCGGAAGATGTTGAGCTCCACAGCGCTGCCGTTGAAGGTGAGCCCGACCTCGGGGATGGCCTTGGCCACCACCAAGTGGGCCAGGGCCGGGCGCAGGAAGCGCTCGAGCACCACCTGGTTGTCGGCCGACACGGCGCCGGCCACGAGCTGGGCCTTGAGCTCGGTCAGGTACTCGAAGCTGAGCACGGGCTCCAGCTCGAAGCGCTCGACCTTGCGCAGGGTGGCCAGCAGGGCCTGGTAGGTGAGACGCGAGCCGGCGATGTCGTAGTGGCGCGTAAACTCCACGGCCGAGGCAATGAGCTGCTCGCGGGCTTGCACGGCGGCCGCCGACGTGGCCCAGGCCGGGAAGTCGGCCGCGTGGGCCTCCAGGTACTCCAGCACGCTTTCCAGCGCGTTGTAGCCCTTGCCGCGCAGGCTGGCCTTGAGTTGGTCGATTTGCCACTGGAAGGGCCGCGAGCCGCCGTTAACCACGTACACGCCGGCATCGTTGATTTGCAACTGATTGAGCGGCAAGTACTCCAGCAGGCCCAGGTTAGCCAGCGCCTCGTGCACCAGCAGCAGCAGCCCACCGGTGGCGCTGGCCGGCTCGTCGAGCGCGGCCTGCACGTCAGCATCGCTGAGCGCGCTCAGCTCGTTGTAGAGGGCGGGGCCCAGCACCGGGCGTAGGTGCCGGCGCTCGGCCACCCGTAGGTCGGGCTCCAGGTTTACCAACCGAAGGCCATCCGTCTGCACCCGGACGTGGGCGCAGAATTGGGCGATAGTGCGAATCAGGGTCATAGCACGCCGAAGTGAGCGGCGACCTTGCAGGCCACCGTGACGAGAAAAATGAGTAGTAGCGCGGTGAGCAGCAGGCCGGCGCCCATGCCCTCGCCGCCGAAGCAGAGAATCAGCAGCAGGGCCAGGCCGAAGAGCCACCAGTAGGAGAAGTGGAGCGTTATCATTTCGACTGCTGCTGGGGGTCGGCGGAAGGGGTACTGGCAGTGGCCTCGGTCATGACCAGGGGCGGCAGAAACTTGAAGCGGATGGGCTTGCCGTTGACCGTCCAGTTGTTGTAGCGGGCAATCAGGTTGAGGGGCTCCAGCACCAAGTCCATGTGGAATTGGGCCGTGGAGATGAAATTCGAGAACAGCACCCGGGGCTCGGAGCCGCCGCCAGCGCCGCCGCCCATGCCCTTGCCGGGCGAGACGCCCATCAGGGCCGGGGCGTAACCCACGGCCGTGTAGATGTGCGACGAGGCCTCCTGCGAGTCCTCGATGTAGATGCCGTCCTTGAGCTTGTCGTCGATGGCCGTAATGCGGAAGGCGGACACTTCCTTGCCTGTCACCTTGTCGGTGAAGGTGGTCGCCATCACCGTTTTACCGGCCCCGTTGGTGCCGCTCATCACGTTGTTGAAGGCCGTCAGCTCGTCGCCGATGAGCTTGGTGCGCTCCTCCAGGCTCAGGCCATCCCAGTCGCCGTACTTCCAGAGCCAGTAGGCCTGGTGAATCTCCACCAGGTACTTGACCGAGAGCTGGTTCTTGAAGAGCATCTTCTTGAACTCGGGGATGGCGGCCGCCACGTCGAGCCAGCCCGAGCGGCGCAGCGAGTTCCAGGCCACGAGCTGGTAGAGCGCCTTGTCGGGCGAGGGGATGCTGAGCGGGTAGCAGTAGTGGAAGCTGTCGGTGCGGCTCCGCAGGTTGCCCACCGCGTCGTAGTAGGGGTCGATGAGTGGAATGCGCGTGGTGTACTCCGGGTCGGTGGCCGAGCCGCCGTTGTCCCAGTTGGCGTTGAGGTAGACGTAGTCCACCACGCCGTTCTTGGGCACCCCGTAGCGGCACCACACCGCATCCTGGAGCGCGATGCCGACGATTTTGAGCCGGTTCTTGCTCAGTATCAGCTCCGGGAAGGCGTTGCCGAAGGTGTTGATGTCCTTCAGGCACTCGAAGGCGTAGCGCGCCACGTTCGAGCCATCGAGAAAGTCCTCAATTTCCTGCACGTACTGCCCCTCGAACTGCTTGGCCCCGCTCTTATCGACGCCCGTCACGATGCCGTAGGCCAGGCCCTGGCCGTACATAGTGGCCGACTTCTGCTCCAGTACGGCCGGCAGCACCGTGTTCTTTTCCATGTCCTTCACCACGGCCTGCGGAAACAGGTTGTCCTCGCCCCAGGGCGAGATGATGCCCCCGTTCAGCGCCTTGCGCTGGGGGCTGGTGGGCTCGGCCGCCGGCAGGTTGCCGCCGCCCGCGCCGCCGCTGGGGCCGCGCACGCCAGCGTTAAGCTTGAACACATTTTCGCCGCCATCGACGTGGCCGAAACGCCCATCCGGGCTGATAACTACTCGCATAAAATTCTCCTGCACAGTTCCTTCTTCCTGCCGACTCCCTAGCCGGCCAGGCACTCCTTTACCCCAGCACGATGCGCTGGCCATCGAGGGCCAGCAGCAACCAGATGTGCACCTTGCGGCGCTGCGAGCTGTTGCCCACCACCAGGTTGCGGGTAGCGTTGGCGAAGTGGGCCGGCAGGCGGCTCCGCTCCTCCCCTGCCGGCGGCGCCACCGCAGCCGGCCCCGCCGGCGTGCGCTTCGGGCGCGACAGCCGGCAATTGGCCCACTCCGTTATCTGCCCGCCGGTCTTGCGGCGCAAATCCAACCGCACAAAGCGTAGCGTGAAGGGCTGCTCGGCCACTTCCATGCGCGCCAAGGCCTCCACTAGTTTTATCCCCTCCATCATCCTCAGCCCTTAATCCTCGCTGCAAATCTGGCGGCCTACGCTCGCGCAGAAAAGGACAGCAAATCCGTGAGCAGCAGGCCGCCATGAGCCCATTCTCACGGCCAAATGCCCTGGCACTAGCGCCAGGGCCGTTTTTGGGACTTTTGAGGCTTTCTCATTCTCATTTTATCGTTGAACACCCCAACGTGCACTGTCGGCCACTCGGCAATTGCCGGGGGGCGCCCGAAGGATATACCCCAGGGTCGGGCATGAAAAAACCCCGTTTCCAGGCTGGAAACGGGGTTTTTCATGCGGACCAAGCTCGACCCAACCGCATCTCGCGGCAATTGCCACCTAGCCACTCACGATGAGCAGGCCGGCCGCGCTGCCTGTAGCCAGGCTCGCGTGCTTGTTGATGGAGAGCAGGTGCAGGTCGATGGTATCGGTGAAGTGGGTGGCCTCCTGGCCGGGCACCGTCTTCTTCTTCTCGCTGCTCTTATCCTTCTCCGTCTGGCCCTTGGAGCCCAGGCGGATGGGCGTGTTGGCCATCGCCGTGAGCACGTCCTTACAGCCCTCCACGTTGAAGCGCACCTTCAGCTGGCGCGGGTCGGCCTCGCCCAGCACCTCGTAGGCCAAACGGTAGCGCTCGGCGTAGTCGGGCACACGGCCCTGGTCGAACACCCGCACGCGCCAGTTCGCCTCGCGCAGGCGGGCAATGAACTGCTCGTTGTAGGTCATGGCGCTGCCCGGGGCGCGCTGGTTGCCCCACTCGTTGTCCTGGATGAAGTCGAACACCTTGTACTCGTGGGGGGCGTAGTAAGTGGTGAAGAGCAAGGCCAGGTCATCGATGAACTTGGGATGCGTGACGTAGAAGCCCCGCATGAGCGCGTACTCGCCTATGTCGGCGTGCACCTGGGCCAGGGTCAAGGTCGAGATGCGGCTGCCCCAGTCCACGGCGCCGCGGATGGGCGAGCCCGGCCGGCAGTCGCCGTCGAGGCGGCAGTCGCGCTGCTTGAGGCGCTCCACGTCGTAGCCCAGGCTGTCGACGTAGGTATTGGCCGGGCACTGACGGGTGTGGCGCTTGAGGTCGAGCTTGGGGTAGAAGCCGGCCTCCACCGTGAGCGGGCGCTTGTTAAGGATTTCGATGTTGAAGGTAAAATCCGATAATTCGCGCCGCTGCTGCTCCAGAAAGCCGATGCCAACATTGGTCAAATTATCGAACACGTTGGCCTCGGAGTAGAGCAGCCCCTTGGGAATAAAGAGCTTGCCCTCGCCCCGGGCGCGGGCGTTGGGGTAGAAGCGCAGCTGCGTGCTTAGGTGGCGAATCTCCACATAGAGCTGCTCGCGGGTCTTCTTGCTGCGCGAGTCCACGAATTCGAGCTGGAGCTTGACGAGCTGCTCCCGAATGGCCGTGAAGTCGTAGCCGTCCTGCTGGTAGTAGTCGCCGTCACTGAGCAGCCACTTGCCCTGGTCGCCCCAGGGCATGGACGAGAACAGGAACTTGCCGTGGTGCATGCGGGCCTTGGGCCAGCGGCCCACGTTGCCCCGGTTCGAGGCACTTACGTCCGTGGTGAGCTTGTCGCGGTCGAGCAGCAGGGCCTCGTCGGCGAGCCAGCCATCGATGTTCATGCCCCGCGAGCTGCCCCCGGCCCCGTCCTGGGTGATGAGGTGAAAGCCGGCGCCGGTGTAAAAGATGATGAAGTGCTTGTAGCTGAGCGGCGTCTGAAACGGCTCGGGCCACCCCCAGGCAGGGGGCGGCTTGCGACCGATGTAGTAGTGCACGTCCTTGTGGTAGCCGAGCTGGCGCAGGCCGTCGATGGTCGAGGGCAAGGTGCGCGTGAGCATCTGCGTGTAGGTCGAGCCCACCAGGCCCCAGACCGAGCGCGGCATCTCGGTCACGATGCGGTGAATCAGCCAGGCAATCTTGGTGGATTTGCCCGTGGCCCGGCCCCAGACCGAGTTGGAGCTGGCCGGCGCCGTCACCACGAACCGCAGCTGGGGCTTGTTGAAATTGAGCGGCTTGAGGTCAGGATACGGTTCCATTCGGGTTGTCGAGAAGCCCGCGCATCTGCTCGGGCGTGAGGTCGGTGTTTTCCATGCTGTCGAGCAGCTGGGCGTAGGTATCGGGGTCTTCCTGGGCCAGCTGGTCGAGGCCGGCCAGCGGGATAGTCCGGGTCTGGCCCCCCGGGCCTTGCACCGTCAGGTTCACCACGTAGGTGTTGCGGGCCAGCATTTCGGGCGTCAGGGCCGTGTTATCCTTCTCGTCCAAGCCCTTGAGCTTACTCATGCGGGCGATGGCCGTGTTCATAGCCTTCAGGTCGGGGTCGGGCAGGTTGAACTCGTTCTTGCGGCCGGCCGCGAGTTGAAACACGTGCATGCTCATCTCGAACAGGATATCGCGTACACCCTCCTTGCTGGTGCGCGTCACGTCGCCGAATAGCTCGGTGGTGTCGCGCAGGCGGCGGTAGGCCGTGGGTTGCGAGATGCCGTAGCGCTCCTGCAGGATTTTGACCGCCTGCTGCGGCGAGTGATACTGCATGAGCAGGGCATGGGTGGCCTGCAGCTGCTCGCGCAGTACCTGGTCACTCTTGGTCAGGCGCGCCTCCCCACCCTCCTGCATGTAGGAGGCCCGGATGCGGTCGAGGGGCGTTTCCGTGCCCTGCCCGTAGTTAGGATGAAGGAGGTCACTCACGGCTTCAACAGCTTATTCTCCAGTAATTTGATAGCCGCCTGCGCCTGCTGGAGGTCAAGGGCACGGGCGGGGTTTTTCTTCAGCTTAGATACCTGGGGGCGTAGGTTGGCCAGCAGGCGGCGGATTTCGCCCTGGTCGGTGAGGGCCGCCAGGTCGGGGCCCGGGGCCGGCGGCGGGGCCAAATCGGGAGCCTGGTAGCTGGCCGTGAGCTGCGTGCTCAGCACGATGATGCGCTCGGCGGCCGCGCGGCGCTCCTCGTCGGTGGCCAGCAGCTCGAGCGTGGCGTGCAGGCGGTGGCGCTCGGCGTACCAGCTGCTACGCGCCAGGCGCACCTGCTCAGGCACGTCGGCACCCGGCTTGTCCGACGTGGCCACCGGGCTAGCGGCCACGGGCGCCCGAGCTGGGGCGTTGGCGGCCGGCCGGGCCGGGGCCGCCTGCGCCAGCTTCTGCAGCTCCTCGCGCAGCTTCTGGCGCGTGAACTCACTCTCACCGTGCCGTAACGCATTCAGCACCACCCGGCTCTTACCGTGCGCCTCGAACAGGGCCACGCCCTGGGCGTAGTCCTGCCCCTTATTCGCCAACCACTGCTGTATCTCTTTCACGATACAAACCTGGCAGCGTATCTTGGCTGGCTAAAGGACAAAAAAAACCAGCGCCCGGCCTTGCCGAACGCTGGAAAAGAGAGCTACCCTTGCTCCTCAGCTCCTCCTCAAGCTCTCTTTTTTTTGCCCTTAGCGGGGCCGGTGGTTGCTGCCACCGGCCCCGCGTCGTTTGCGGGCACTGCCTTGCGCCGCAGCCGGTCGAAGCCCGGCACGGCCACCAGCTG